ATGAGAACACAACAATTTCCGTTCGTCATTCTTTCTTCACTGCTGCTTTTCGGAGCGGTATCTTGTGAGGAAAAGATGATTTTTTCGGTTTCCGACGACCCGGGTTATGTCAAGGACCCTATTGTCGGCATCCGTGCACTCGACGGTGACAGATGGATTGATGGAGACATCAACCAGGAAGAACGAACTATTGAATTCCAGTTCCACACCGCTGCTTCTCTCGACAATGTCGTTTGCGATGTCGAGCTGAACAAGGATTGGGCACGAATGGTCAGCCCTACGCAGACCAGGATTGCCGCCAATCTCAGAATGGACTACAAAATTACTGTAAATGACGGCGTTGACGATATCGCTTACACGATTTCCGCTTCAATGTACGATCAGGTCAAGGAAGTGAAAGCCAAACTCGGTGACGAAACCATCGACCTTTCATTGGTGGACAACACCTATTCAGGTTCATTCTCTACCGCTTTCCTTGCTTCTGAGGTGAAGGGCGTCGACATCGATCTGGTCCTGAACAAGGATGTAGAGCTGGTGACTGACCCGAACTCCCTTAAAAACATTGACTTTTCTGATGGAAAAGGCGTGGAACTCGTCGTCCTCGACAAGGCTGTGAACCGCAAGAAGGCTTTCACCATCTATGCGAACCCTTCCGATGTGGCCAAGTTCGATGGCAGCTGGACGGAGATTACCAAGTCCTGGAGCAGTCAGTACGGCGTCAATTTCGGCAATGTGCGTCTTTACACGACGTCGAATCTTATGGGCAGAGCCGGCAATCCTGCTTATGTCCTCACGATTCCTGCCGGTTATGTGTATGGGGGTAAAAACGAAATGCGTATAATAGGGTAGGGGAGTGGAGAGGTGTATGTGTGGTGATTATGAACGGGTTAGGGGAGTGTGAGCCGTGAACAGGGGATAAAACGAAATGTTACTTTTGCTTTACTTATGCGTTACTTTTAAGGCTGATTGAAAGCCATCTTTTAAGTTTGAATGTTACATTGCCTTCAGAAAGGGGTAAAACCGCCCTATTCTGAAGGCTTTTTTCGTATCTGGTGAATTGGGTGGTTAAATGGTTTGAGGGTCTATAACGCCAAATATGGCTCAATCTGAAGGCGTTGTTAAGGCATAAGAGTGCGGAAGTTTATACTGGCTTTCAATAATGGTTGAAATGCCTTTCAAAAGCCATATTTCAAAGAATGAAAGACGATGAATACAATAGGGCCAGAATGGATTGGATATACACTTAGGTATACATTTGGGTGTACACCTTTGAGCGATTGTAAAAAACGAAAAGTACACGTTAGGTATACGTTTAGGTATACATTTTTGCTACACGGACAGCTCTCTACATAGGGGCTTAATTACATAAAATGCCTGAAAATGCGCGGAAAATGGCGGTTAAGACCCCCTTTGTGATGCGTTTTTGACGGCTAAATATGGTTATAAATAAGTGATAGTGACCGGATAAAGCCTAAATTGTGTTAAGAAAAGTGTGCAAACTATGTGGGGATGGCTATTTTTGCCGAAAACTCTGTGTATGAAGAAGTGGAATCAAATATGGGATTATCTTTACGAAAATTGTAGAGACCTTCCTATCTACATAAGTGGTGCAGCCGTCTTGCTCTCCATGCTCACAATTGTCATTACCCTTATAAAAAAGTCCTAATCATTGCTGCGGTTGCCACTATAAGTGCCAAGACAGATATTGTTGTAGTAATAATCCATCGTGTGCTTTCTGGTATTGGAAAACGAAGTTTTGGGTTCTCATAAAGAAGTAGTCGCCCTTTGTCCGTCAAGAATCCACCAACTCCTTCCTTTGTGCTAATCATGTGTAATAGTCCAAGGGAAGACAATAAACTCAAAACGGCTGCTTCTGGAGATTCATGGCTGACACCATCATCTTTATATAGCCCCTTTTCTGCTTTCTTCAGAACTTCTTTTTGAAACCGTGACAGATATGTCACAGGCCGAGCCTTGCGCTCTTCTTCGAGGGAGCGCTTTGCAATTCTTTCTTGGACTTGTGATTCGTGAGTCATATTATTCCATAGTGTGAAATGTCAGAGAGGCTTTGACCAGAGCCAAAGCTGTGACGCAGTTCATCGGGATGTCTTTCGGGGCGAAAGATGGATTGAAACTGACGAGACGGATCTTCTCTGGGTCATCGGCTCTCTGGATATACTTCACTGCTGTATAGCTATCCCCGTCATATGTGAAAGAGAGCAGATATATCTCGCCCCAGAAGATACTATCTATGGAGAGTTCTTTCTTCTTGTACATCACAATATCTCCGCTTTTCAAGAGTGGAGACATAGACTCTCCCCGGACGTAGATGGCACCATCAACCGGGGGCAGATTTGGAATATGCAGATAGTCTTCCGGTTCAATGCTATGATTGTTGAAAATCGCCACTAAACCAGCAGTCGCATCGAAATCATAGAGAGGGATATTCTGTTCGGCAACCATACTATCAGTTTTAAGTGGGAATGTCTGATTTGGAAGTACATCATTAGTATTGTGAAACATTTCGCCTTCCCCAGTCATGACCCATGGAATAGAAACTTCTGGATAGGTGGCGAAAAATTTCGTCAAAACATCCTCAGTGATTCCTGTTTTTGCTTCTAATGTGCCACGAGAAACGCCTATTTTAGTGTAAAACTCACGCTTGCTGATGCCGTTTTTATCAGCGAATAATAGAATTCTCTGCTTTACTGGCGAAATCTTTTGTATCTTTTCTTGCATATTGGCGAAATCTTTTGTTATAGTTGCAGTGCTTAATCCTGTTAAGCCGAGAACAAAGGTACGAAAAAATAAAACAGATTGAGAAAATATGGTAAAGAGACGTGTTTACACATTGTATGGCGATGTTGAAGCCTTGAAAATGGTGATCGAACGATTGGTGGAGAATTCCTTCGCCTTTCATTACACTGGAGAATTCCTGTATGACAATGCTCCGTGGGACGAGTTTATCAATAAGTGCTGCTGTGATATCAAGGGCAGGCTTGTGACACGCATCGAGGAATGGGCTGACCTGGATAAGATATTCGAGCAGGTAGGCTAACCATAGGGCAAGAAGACAATATAAATACAGCAATTATGAGAATATATATCAAAGTGACAGACTCGCTCCGTAGGGAGCTGGCTTCGAGATTTAACGTCTCCAAGCCGACCGTATGGTCAGCACTTAATTATCTGACAAAAAGTGACCTTGCGGAAGCGATCCGGCAATATGCATTAAATCATGGCGGAGCCATCGAGGAGCAGTGTTTCATCCCTAACTGCCGGACGGAATACACGGATACGGAGATAATCCAGACATTCGCCGGAGGGATTCAGGTTCGAATAGACAGACAGGACGGTGGTGTGAGGCTGCTGAATGGAGAAAAGGAACTGGAGTCGTATGAGCCGATGAGCCTACAGGCATGGGGAAACCTTTTACATCACGCCCAGAAACTGTCGGAGGAGAGCATAGCCAAAGCGACGAAGAAATGAAAGATGTCATGCTTTTCTTCTTGTCCCTGATGCTGACAGCGCTCGGATTGGTTGTCGCGGTGGCGACTGTGTTCTGGTGGGCGGTATGGCTGATTGCTTTTCCGATGATGTATGTGGGCGCTCTTGGCACTATCGCATCATATGGATCTTGGAAGAAAGAAGGGAAACCAAAACAGCGGTAAAAAGTTCATAGCATAAAGGATATTGGAGACCCGGGGCTTACCGCTGTGCCCCGAATGGAGGAATACTCAAGTGGTTCAAGAGGCCGGTTCGCTAAACCGGTAGGCCGTAAAGGTGCGTGGGTTCGAATCCCACTTCCTCCGCAGAACAGATAAACAAAATGGAATACTACGGAAACATAATAGCTGTGACGGTTGATGAACTGACAGGAGGTGATGGATGTGATACCATTATGTCCAGAAATAATTATCGCCAGTTGCAGCAACGTGGCCGAATCAACGTGCTTCGGTCAGGCAGGGGTTATGGTTCCTATGCCCTGATAGAATATGCGTCATTGCCGGAGAGATTCAAGACCCGTTTTGTGGCCAAGTATGGCAATCCTGATGAGCTTATGAAGAAAGAACAGATCGGACTGTCACAGGACCTGAAGGCCCAGCAGTTCTTCTATGACCACGTCCTGCCTAACGGTGAAAGGATACCAGAGCCGAAACAAGAGGAATACACCGTTAACGCAAGAGTGCTGAATGCCCTGCAGGACATGTTCAACACCCAGAAGGCGATGAGACGCGCATGTAACAACAACACGCCTATAATCTGGTCGAACATCTTCCGAGCTTCCGAGGAACTCCGGGAGACATATCATCACACCCTCCCGAAGAGTGAGGCTCGTTTGCGTGACAAGATGCGTGAATACGCAAAGACCGGGTATGTGTGTCTGATATCAGGCAAATTCGGAAACACCAACACCCTTAAGATTACCAAGGCCGGAGAAAGGCAAATCATCGCTCTCCGGAGAAGCAAGACCCCGGTATATACATTGACACAGCTGTTTGAGGAATATAACGGCATCGCCGAAAAGAAAGGATGGAAGCCGTTGCGCTCGGAGAACTCGCTGCGTCAGTTCCTGGAGCGTCCGGACATCAAGCCGCAATGGTATGATGCGGTATATGGGGAGTTGGCCTCAAAGCAGATTTATTCACGCCATAACAAGACATTGATGCCAACGATGAGAGATTCTCTCTGGTATGGTGACGGTACGAAACTGAACCTGTTTTATAAGGATTACGAAGGCGGGAAACTGGTTGTCAAGACGGCGTTCGTGTATGAGGTTGCGGACGCGTTCAATGACACTCTGCTTGGTTATGCCATCGGAAAATCCGAGAATTTTGACCTCCAGTATAAAGCCTTTCGAATGGCGGTTGAAACATCCGGGCATAAGCCATACGAGATAGTCACGGATAACCAGGGCGCACAGACATCGAAGGTCGCACAGGCGTTCTTTGCAAGCATAACATCGCATGTGTCCAGAACAACCTCACCTTATAACCCACAATCGAAGACGATTGAGCGGCTTTTCGGGGAGTTCCAACGGCTGATCCTCGGACAGGACTGGAGATTCACCGGAGGTAACATCTCAGCAAAGGATGCGTGGAAGATAAACAGGGAATTCGTGGATGCGAACAAGGAGTCCCTTTATACATACGATGAACTGCTTGCCGCCTATGCGGAAGCCCGCAGGAAGTGGAATGCGGTCAATGGCAGGTTGGCGGCTTACCAGGCAAGTGTAAATCCGGAAACGGAGGCGGTGTCGCAGATAGACATGGTGAACCTGTTCTGGATAAGGACTGACCGACCGTCAAAATTCACTGCCGACGGCATATCCATCCAGTATCAGAAACGTAAATACACTTACGAGGTTCTGGCCGCTGACGGCAAGCCGGACTATGAGTGGAGAAAGGTAAATACCGGAAAGGAATTCATAGTGAAGTTTGATCCGATGAAAATGGATATGGCGATGCTGTTTGAGCAGACAGCAACTGGCCTGCGATACGTCACTTCGGCTTATCCGTACCTGACGGTCCATAGGAACATTCAGGAACAGAAAGACGGTGATATGGCTCTGATAAGGCAGAACGACTCGGAAAACAAGAGGATGAGGGTTCAGCGCAGAATCGAAAACCACTCGCTTGAAATTGAGTATGGGGTGGCTCCGGAGCAGAATGGTCTGACGACACCTGCATTGAAAGGAATCAGTGAGAGTGAGTTCGAGACATTCGCTGATGCAGTGGCTATTGTGACACCACAAGATTCCCCGGACACGACTGACATCGGGCCTTTCAATAAGGAAATGAGCAATATGGATTATAACCCTCTCGATGCAATAAGCAGAACATAGCAAATCATTCAATATTATGGCACAGAAACTCACATTAGAAGAAAAGCAAGGCATTCAGAGGATGCTTCTTGACTATGCCGCGAGATATGCAAGTCAGGCGAAGGCAGCAAACTCCTTGCACGGGGTTACAAGTCCCGGAACATTCAATGCTGTCGTAAACGGCAAGTTCGAAAGAATCAGCGATGAAATGTTCCTCCGGATCAAGGCTGCTGTCGGCAGCGGAAAATCTGAGGGGTGGCAAATCTGCCAGACCTCAGCGTTCAAGGATGTCGAGACACTTCTTGCTGACGCACAGCAGTACCAGAACGTGTCTTGGATTGTGGCCCCTGCCGGAATCGGGAAGACAACGGCGGCGTTCCAGTATTCAAAGACACACAAGAATGTGTTTGTCCTTGGTTGCTCTGAGGACATGCACAAGGCTGACTTCGTGGAAGAGCTCGCCAAGAAGATAGGCATCAGGAATGAGGGGCTTACTGTTCGCGCCACCCTGACGCGAATCGTTGATGAGCTCGTCAAGATGAACAGACCCCTACTTGTTTTCGATGAGGGTGACAAACTTACGGATTCCGTGATGTACTATTTCATCAGCCTGTATAATGCCCTTGAAGACAAATGCGGCATCGTGTTCCTTTCGACCCCGTTCATCCAGAAGAGGATGACAAAAGGACTCAAGCTCGACAAAAAGGGATACGAGGAGTTGTATTCACGAATCGGAAGGAAGTTTGTCCCTCTCTCCGGGGTTACCGAATATGAGGTCAATGCCATCTGCAGGAACAACGGCCTTTCCGATGACAAGGCTATAGCATCGGTGATCCGTGAATCCGTAGAACTCCGGAACAGTCAGATGGAATTTGACCTCAGACGCGTCAAGAAATCAATCCACAAGCAGCTTAAGATAGCGGCTGCATCAAAACTCTAAAATCTTTAAAAACCCTTTCAAACGGCATTCAAATGGCACGCACACTATCAGCAAAACAGGTACTCACAATCAAGTTCGACACGATCCGTCTCGGTGGCGGATGGAATGAGTGTGTCGGGGAGATTGAGACTACCGGCATCTGGTTCATCTGGGGGAATTCCGGCAACGGCAAGACCTCGGCTGTGGTGTCATTGTGCAAGGAGTTGTCAGCATTCGGCAAAGTCCTCTACAACTCACGGGAGGAAGGTGTGAGCTTGACGATGCAGAACACACTTCGCCGATATGGCATGGGTGAACTTGGAAGCAGATTTCAGCTGGCGAATATGTCGCTACAGGAGTTGGATGAAAAAATTTCGCAGCAGCGTTCTCCGAAGTTTGTCGTCCTCGACTCATTCCAGTTCATGGGACTGACGTATAAGGATTTCAGAGCGTTTTGCGAAAAGCATAAGAACAAGATGCTGATATTCGTCAGCCGCACCAGAGGGCGCCAACCGGAAGGCCGTGCGGCGATAAGCGCAATGTATGATGCCTCCTGCAAGATATGGGTTGAAGGGTATAAGGCATTCAGCAAGGGACGTTTTGTCGGAACTACAGGAGAAATGACAATCTGGGATGAAGGGGCGAAGAAGTATTGGTCTGATCCTATTTAATGATTTATCGTATGGGAAAGAAAAAACGCAATTATTCAAGGTTCTATGCCTTGTGCAAGGCCAAGGGTGTTGACCTCGAACAGTACAAGGATGATTTGATTTCACAGTTCACGCGGGGGCGGACAACCTCATTGAAGGACATGAAGGATTCTGAGTATGATGAGATGTGTGACTGCATTCAGAGCGGCAGGCATCAGTCGGAGAGTCGTGATGATTATGTGCTCAGGCGCAAGAAGATGCGTTCGGCTGTCTTAAAGCGGATTCAGCAGTTAGGTGTGGATACCACAGACTTCGATAAGGTGAATGCTTTTTGCCAGAACGGCAGGATAGCCGGAAAGCCTTTCGGGATGCTGACGATTGAGGAACTGGAATCATTGATTCCGAAGCTGGAGGCGATCTTGAGAAAGCCAAAAACTCAAATGGTGGAGACTAGACCGGTAATGCGGACTTTTCCGATATATATCACCAGAAAACCGAATCAATTGCCAAGTTAAGGAGGTGTTCTTATGTAAGTCAATTGAAATGCGTATGGGGAGGTGCCAGGACATATTCGCATCCGAAAAATCCACGTTGCAAGCAGCGGATGCACAGGGGTTCGAGTCCCCGACCTCCTCCCAAGTTTTATCAATTCAAAATTGTGCTTTTATGGAAAAGATGTATTCGAAACAGGATGTTGTGAGGCTTGTCGCCTTGGAAAGGGACAGGTGTATCAATGAAGTTTATGGCAAGATCAAAGAGGCTGAACGCCTCGGAAGGACCAAGCCGGGATTGAAAGTCTGGACGAGAAGGGTGGTTGACGCCCTTGAAAAAGTCCTTCTGAAAGTGGTCAACGGGAAGATGGTCAAGGGGGTCTACGAGGAGCAGCTGGAGGCGTTGGTGTATCGCGACTATTTCGGGGATATGCCGGTTGTGGAGAAAGTCACATTGGACGGTTGTGTTTATCCTTCAGAAGAGAAGACGATTCGGGTGGTGTATGATGAGACATATGGAGGTGCCCACTGCTACATTATGCGTGAATGCCTGGGATTCGCTGACGGGGTGACATCATACACCGGGAATGAGCAGGTGGTTCAGTTTATCCGGAAACTTGATGACGGAACGGTCATCCCTGGAATCCAGTCGGAGCAGTTGGCTCTTGTACTGCTTGACCGTCACAAGAAACTAAATGCCTGTTTCCCGTCACCGCAGAACGAGAAGATGATCACGGGGCTTGAGATGTTTCTTGAAGCATGCAAGGAAAGGGTTCAGGGAAGGATGAAGCGTGGCGTTATGGGAAAGTTGGAAAAGTAACATTTAGAAACGATATGGATATCAGTAAAATGACACCGCAGCAGAGAGCCGAACTGAAGGCTCAGCTTGAGGCCGAAGAGCGTGCCGAGAAACAGAAACGCGAGGATGATGTCAACTCTTATAAGGAACTTACGGCGGAGTTCTGCCATAAGACGCTGGATAAGATGGTGGCGTTGAGTTCGTTGATGAGACAGAGAAAGGATGAGGTGTTCTCTGACGTCGAGTCCCTTATTGAACTCAAAGAGAAACTCTTCAATGCCAAGGTGGATCGCCACAGTAACTCTTTCACCGCTGACGGTATCACGGTCTCTCTTGGCAGGAGGACGAACGACGGCTGGGATGACACGGTGGAGGTTGGCATCTCAAAGGTCAAGGAGTTCCTTTCCACCTTGGCCAAGGATGATGATTCGTCGAAACTGTTCACCGCTGTGATGCAGCTGCTCTCCAAGGACCGCAAGGGAAACCTGAAGGCGAGTTCAATGCTTCAGCTTGAAAAGTATGCCGCGGAATGGAATGATCCTCTTTTCTCCGAGGGTGTGGCCATCATCCGGAATGCCTATTCCCCTGTGGAGACCTGTGACTTCATTTCAGTGTCCTATAAGGACCAGGATGGCAAGGTCCACGCGATTCCGCTTTCTTTGGCGGCAATGACAAGGGAGGACTGAATTATGGAGCCGATTAATGTGGATGAGCTTTTCAGGCAGACGGCGGAGAAGAACATCACAACCCTTGCCGGATCGCTCATCCGGGAGATGGAGATAAACGAGGCGCAGACGAGGCCGGAGAGGAAGGTGCATACCTCGACCCTGGTTGTTGGTGACGATGGCGGTTTCATCGCGCTGGACGGGTCCGCGCACCGGATGGAGAAATGCTTTACTGAGCTTTTCAAGCGGAGACCGGAACTGAGGAGCGTGGTTCAGTCCGTCCTTGACAAGATGTTTTATATCGCGGATTTATAACAAGATGGGCAAGGGGCGGACGATTGATTCTGCCCCTTGTCTGTGTAAAATGGAAGAAAATGACAACGGAAGAGAAATATAATTTGTTGTTGGGGCACTTAAAGAAATTACGTGCGGAATATGGTTTTGAGACGGCTGAGAATGGGCCTGCTATTCTCAAACGGGCAATAAAAGGGTGGGGATCGTTCTGTGGCTTTTTTGACGCTTTCATTGAAACAAAAGAACAGGAGAAATGAATATATGGAAACGATTACGAGTGTTGAACAACTTGAGAGAGGGGATAGGATTTTTCGGATTGATAATGTCGGTCGTGTAGAGATTATTGAATTCCTTTGTGTCCATCCTCATCATTCGGGATATTCCATATTTCTTGACATGAACCAGGATCCTATCAAGAAATTCTGGAATAAAGACCTTGCTGAGCAGGACTGGTATAGATATGATTCTGATGTCTGGACAGAGATTTATCAAATGGAAATAGAATGGCATCTAAAGGAAATTGAATTTCTAAAACATATAAAGACGAAATGAAAAAGTATTTTATGACCATGCAGAACACTTTCAGTGGTCTCTTGTCAATGGAAAAGAAGTTGGCGTATTATTCCGCAGTTTATGAACATTGTGTTCTTACGGATGAGGAAGTTGACGTCGCTGTTGCACGTCTAAAGCTGCATCAAGAAAAGCTGTTGAAAGAGAATCCACGATGGAAAGAAGTCTCAATTTGCCGGAGTACCGCTCATAATGGTGACGTGTTTATCTGCATCGGTCACTATTCCGTACATGGGATAAAGGTTGAAGAACTAATGTGTACGGACTTATGAATGATAAAAGAGAAGAACGGGAATACGGAGATTGCGTGTTCTTCAGGAATGAGTCAGAGAGTGACTTCTGTGCGTTGACAATGGAAAGAGTTGAATGTTATGAGAAAGCATGTGCGGATTTTGAAAACGAGGGATAAGTAAGATAGATTCGTATATCACGAGGACAGTTCTACGATTGTGGAATTGTCCTTATTTTATGTTGAATCTTGGTTATCTCGGAGAAAAATGTAATTTTTATTTTCTTAATTATCTTGTTTGATTAAGAAAAAGTGGTATCTTTGCAACACGATTACGCTCTTGGCGACGCACGTCCGATAGCCTCCAAAGCTAATTCTTGATAATGGACGTGCCGACCCCTGGGCATTTTTTATTTTAGTTTATGGATAAGAACGGAAAGCAGAATCTTCCTCCTGTCAAGGTGGCGGTGTTGATTGATGGCGGCTTCTTTATAAAGAGGTTCAATGCCCAGTATAATAAAGACAGGTCTATGACACCGGATGAGGTGGCCGACCATTTGTACACGATGGCGCACTGTCATGTAGGCAACAATAACATTCTGTACAGAATCTTTTATTATGATTGCATTCCACTGAATAAAAAGGCTCATAACCCTATTTCACATAAACCAATAGATTATAGCGGGTCGGATGAGTATCGCTTTCGTACGGCGTTATTTGAAGCGCTTAAAAGGCATAGGAAAGTCGCATTGCGCCTTGGCTCACTTAAGGACAATGGAAATTGGCATATCTATCCGCAAAAATTGAAGGAGATTTTTTCCGGCAAGTCAAGCTTCGCTGATTTGACGGACCAGGATGTCTATTTGGAGATTCACCAGAAAGGGATAGACATGAAAATAGGCGTGGATATAGCCACTCTGTCCCTTAAGCGTTTTGTTGACAAAATAGTCCTGTTTTCTGGAGATTCCGATTTTGTCCCGGCTGCCAAATTGGCCAGAAGAGAGGGAGTGGATTTTGTCCTTGACCCTATGCATGCCAATGTGGAACCGCAGTTGTTTGAGCATATAGACGGGATGCAAAGTGTCAATCCATCAATTCATAAGAAAAAGACCCCTGCTGCGAAAAAATAGACTTGAGATTTTTTTTCCATGAAGATTATAAGGCGTTTCCTGTTGGATGCGCCTTTTTCATGTAAACCGTGTTAAGATGAAAGTGTGAACCCTTTGAAAATCCGTAACTTTGGATATTGAATTATCAGTATGCCAAGAGGACGAAACAAGGAGCTCATCAAGGCGAGGAATGAGAAAATCGCCCAGCGGTGGTATTATTGGACCGAGAAGCAGCGGCTACGGTTCGATGATGCCATGAAAATCTTGTCGCAGCAGGAGTTCTTTCTTTCGGAGGACAGAATCATGTGTATTCTTCGCTCGTACATAAAAGAGCATCCGGAGACGGAGATGACCACCCACACCAAAATCAAAGCGCCTAAACTGACCGCTGAGCAGTTGTCGCTATTCCAGGAATAGTTCCTCGGTTATATTCACGTTGAAAGTGGACTCATAGACTTTGACACGTCCTGCCAGAGGGTAAGCCCTTGCCTGCGTCCTTTGCATCGCCGAGACATCGTCCCCGAAGCAATAGCCATGGAGGGCGCAGACGACCTTCTTGTTTATGGCCAGTCTATGTCTCATTTGTTCAAAGGTATTGTTGTTCTCGATGGATGAGTAATGCGAATCCTCATCGCACTGAAACGCCACCTTGATTGTGACGGTCACGGTCCCTCTTTGCATGTCTGGATACTTCTCAACCTTATAGTCCGTTGTGGACGCATCGATAAGGCAGCATGGGAAAAGTATCGGATAGGCATACCTGTCATCATATTGCACAGGATATAGTTGACCAGTATCCTCATCGATGTGTTCCAGTTCCGGAACAATCTCGCGGAGCCTTTCCGCGATTCTTAAATAAAGTGATTCCATTTTATGAATTTATAATGCGTAAAACTTCTTTCTCGACATAAGCGGATATCTTGGCATCAAGTTCGGTGCTCTGCCCCATGAACTGCCTCTGGGGGATGTTGATGGTCAATGTCTCTTTCTTTGTCAATGCCAGTCTTTTCCACTTTTCGGCCTCTCCGGAGTCCGGCTGGTTGCCAGCTGATTGCGATGTCCTGTTCTGTGTGCCTTTCCGTGGCTTCTGTGCGCCTTTTTGCCTACCATTAAGCTCATAATACTTCGCCCATGCGAAACGCCGCATTTTGGGCGTTATTTTGGGATGGACGGTCCCACCCTCGTTGTGGATAGCGGCATAGACCACATCATTAAATATGGTGACCTTAGCTATTCCAGGAGTGTAGTTTATCGAGCTGAACAGGTGGTTCCGTGAGGACATCAGTGTCTTGTATTGGGAATCCGCTCCGGATTCTCCTGAAGAAAGGCGTTTCGCCGGTGGCCACGGATGCAGACCACCATTGACGAATCCTCCTTGGCGGAAGTTGTCCTGGAAGTGCTGCTTGGCATACTTGCCGGCAACGACCGGGAGTTTCCTCGATATGAGCTGTTCAATCTCCTTTTTCATTCGCTGTATGTCCGATTCAAGTTTGTCTGCCATTTGAAAACCTTTTGAAAAACATTTGAATTCTAAATAATAAGCGCTATATTTGCGCTAGCCAGTAATGGTTAGCGTGTGCTACGGCACGTCGTATCGCGGAGGGACTAGTTCCCTCCGTTGTTTTTATGAAATATGCCATCCTTATAGAATAATCGAATTTTCCCTTTCTCGTATATCCATACCTCATCAATTCGTGTGTTGATGTTCAACCGTGCCATTATCATTTTTCTGATGTATCTGTCTGAACATCCACGGGTATTGTCTATTATTAAGTTTGGAGCTTGCTTAAATCCATGGGAAAGCATGTGCTTGACTTTCTCTTTGTGCCAAGGTCGAACAAAACTTTCAAACTCATATAACATTCCGTCAATTGACAGGTCAGGACATTTCCTTTCATAAGGAGTTCCTATTAAAGCCCCGTATATGTCTTTATATTCTTGAGATTTGAAATGAACGGATGGTGTCAATTTGACCGAGTGTCCCTTCCTTGCGAATTCTGTTCCCAAGGTCTTCAGCTTCTTGTAGTCTGATTTCTTCTTGTCGATGTCCGGATGGATGTAAAGCAGACCTCCGTTTCTAAATTGCTTCTCCAACTTGAATCCGTCAGAAGTCAGACGTGTTATGCACGCCTTGATATACGGGCAGTTGTAGCAATCTTTCTTACGGTCATAGAACACGGCCGCAAGACGGTTCTTTATGCTTGCATTGTAGAATCCGCAATGCTCACAGTCGGACGGAAAATACGGGTGATCATCCGAGAACACCTGCCCGGTCTTCGCCGGATTGCCTCCGAGTCCTGGGGACGGCTCCGCGATACCTTCCCCACCTAGTCCGGCGTTGTCAGTCACGGGGCTGTCAGTGGATTGCCAACCGCATTGGCATCCCCATTCATCCCCCGGCTTGTGTTCGTCCCAGAAAGGGTCGCCTACCGGCCAGATATGGTGATAGAACGGCATATGGGACTCGCGGGGATTGACAGCCGTACTTGGCAGCCATTCGATATTCGGGAATACATCCGCCTCGTCTATGAACTGTCTCATTTCCGATGCCCTGTGTGCACGCTTTATGGCCGTGTCATATTCTGTCCGGAGCCACGCATTGACATGGTGGTTTACAAGCCCCTCGGTGTCCTGTTTGAACTGCCGGAATGGTTTGATGTTCCCGCTCTCATCCAGAATCTTTGATGCCATGTCACGGCCCATCCGATGTGCCTTGAACGCAGCGAAGACCTCAGTGTTTGTCAGCAGCTCTTTCTTGAATCCGCTGCCGTTCCCGGACTTGTCATCATACGCGATGTCAATGCCGTTGGCCAGAATTCGGTTGACTTCGGAGAAGAGTCCTTTGTCAATCTGTGTCCTGGTGTCCAACTGACGGCTTTGGATGTTCTTCAGAGCATTCTCAATGATGCTGGAATCGAATGTGAACGGAACGGATGTCTTGTGGTCATCCATCGCGTCCTGATACAGGGCATCGACTACCAGTCTAAATCCGCCCCGCTGCCCTGCAGGGCCTTGACGAAAAAACCGACCATCCGGTTGAAGGCGTTACCTTTCTTCTTGCCTTTGCCATCAGGGTCCTTTTTCGGGTCTTGCTTTGGCTCCGGCTGGCCATTTCCGTCCTTGCCATCCTTGCCATCATCATCCGGGGCCGGATTGTTATCCTTTTTGCCATCCTGTGCTGATGGTGAAACCGGAACCGAATGGGCGCTTTTCAGTTCCTCCTTCATGGCTTCGTAATCCTTTGGCTTCGGTATTCCGAATTCCTCATAGAGATAGTCGTCATCGATAGGAAGCATCATGTCATTCTTCAGTGTCTTGAGGACATTGACCTTCTCCTGACTGTTCTTGCTCTTCGGAGGGACGAAGAAGAACTCACCGCCCTCGGTGTTGATGCCGAGGCGTGCGAAGGTGTCTGTCATCTCATAGTTGAGAATATTCAGGATGCTCTGCTTGATGAAGAAGTTGATATCTTCCTCACCCTCCTTCTGGACGGTTCCGAGAGCTTGCGTGCCTTTGTCCCCGGCTTCGGTGGTGAGGGTGTTGCCGGTGACGGCCTTGCTTATTTCGTTGTTGCAATAGGTTCCGAGTTTTTCATAAAGGTCGCCACCTCCTGAGACATTCTGTGCCTGTATGAGATTGAGCTGCGTGTTGTCTGGATGCACAAGAACTCCAGCCCCACCCATTTCCGCAAGGTCGTTCACAAGCTTCTTTCGTGCTTCCTCATCCCATGCGTTATAGGTGCCTTCCCGGATCGGCCGTCCGAAGATTTCCGCGAAATCCGCCCAATCCCCGACATTGTTCCTTTTAAGGATAACCCAGAATGCGGCGACGGCAAGGTTTCCTATCTGCCGTGGCTTGCCGATGTAAAGAAGATCGTCGAAGTCATCCCAACTCTCTCCGGATATGTCGCCCTGATGGTGAAGGATCACCCTGTTGATGGCATCGAAGTTTTTGCGAGGAATGAGCGTGTAGTTAATCCATCCACGCTCGTCCCGGTAGAACTGGAAGAGGGTTCCTCCGACTCCTTCCCATTCGTGGTCGTACAGGTCTCCGAGAAACTGGAGGAACCATGGGGACTTGATGTGCTGCTGCATTGCCTCATCCAGTTTGCCGTCCCTCATGAATTGGATAGGTGTCGAGAGAACTGCGGCCTTCTGTTTCCTCAATACGGAGAACAGGTGGCTGTCAAGCTTCACGTCCTCATACAGGTCACAAAGCTTTTCCTTGCGAGGGTAGTCAATGACTTCCGCAGAGCGTATCGCGCTCATATAGACACCTACGTCAAGCCCTCCACGTCTTGTCTGCTGAAGGATGATGGTAGGTGCCTGGACATTGCCGACATGTCCGCCGGTGGTTATTCGTCTTTTCTTATTCTTTGCCATATCAGAAATGATTTATTCTTTTCCTGTCGCTTCTCATCTGAAACTCGGACGAGTCAGCGTTGTCGTCTTCCGGAATCCTGTCAAGCCCCTCGATGGTGATGTCACCTGACTTGACCCCCTTAAGCCATTCCACGGCCCTTTCGTACCTGTCAATGCGAGTCTGTGTCATAAGACCTTCCCTGATTGAACACAGGTGATATATCGCTATGTCCTTTGCGAACATCAGCAGGAGATTGTGGCGCTCATCACCGGTCGCGCTGAATGCCTTGTCGCAGTCATATCTGTTCGACAGGTAGCCTTTCATCTCGGCTATCGCCTGATTCTCCACGATTTCAAGGATGTTCTCATCCTCTCTGGTGACGCGCTCGATGAACTCGGTGCGTATCGATGACGGGTAGTCCTCTTTTGTTATGAAGTTGGTGTTGTTCATGTCATTGTCTGTTTTTGCTCCTGTGTGCAAGAGCCTTGTATGAGATGTATGATGACGGCTGAAGTTCCGCCGTCTTCTGGTCTATTATCCAGTTGCCGCCCTCCACGCAGTCAATTCCGTCGGCGTGGAAGTTCATGGCCATCGTGAAGTATTTGAACTCATCATCGAGCAGTTTCATATTCGGATCGTCTTTCTCAGCGATGTTGAGTACAAGAAGTCCCTCACGGTTCATCGGCTCAAGATGCGCCTCGATTCTGGTTGCCTTGTCGCCTTTGTTCCTTGCATCTGGCGTTACAGAAAGATTTATCCCTGTCCTGCGGCGTTCTTGTGCGATAGCTGGCTTGAATACCTGTTGGAACACTGGATCCTGCAGGGAGTTGTTCTCCTGATAGAGATATACGGCCTTTCCGGACTTCATCCTCGCCAAGGTGTGCAGAGTGAAGTAATGGCTGATGAATTCCGCCGTCGTCATCTTGCCGAGGAACCCTTTGATGACATAAAGGGTGGAGTCAAGTTTGCCAAGCAGGAACATCGCCTTCTGGGAACCTTTCTTGTTCTTGGCTGTTCCTTTGGCCTCGCTTGTCGTAGGGTCGGCGTATATGACCAGGAACGGGAACCGGCTTAAAGCTGGAACCTTTCCCCATTTTGTGTTTGGGAATATCTTGCCTTCTGTCAGAGGGTTGTTGAAATACTCTCCCTGCTGGGCCTTGGTGCTTATCTTGGAAAGGACTGTGTCGATCATCTCCTCCGTGTTCTTCTCCGGCCAAGTGCTTTTTCCGTTCTCATCTCGAATGTTTACGATGTCCCAGTTGTTGGCTTTCTTGCCAGCGCGAACGATGCAGCAGTCCTCGGCTATGATGTTTCCTGCCCAGATTACGAGTGTGGGTGTGGAGATTGAACGTGTGGGATATACGGCCTTCTCCCACCAGTCCCAGTTCTTGTCAAGCACGTCTATGTTACGGCATACCTCATCGGTGTCGAAGTCATCCTGGTACAGGACATCCGGACGTATGCTTTCGTTGCGGAGTCCTCGTGGGGCGTTGCCGGCACCAATGCCGAGGAACATCGCCCCGCCCTTTGTCTTGAAGCACTTTTCCTCCCAGTCGCCGAGCGTTCGCTGCTCCCCATAGTATTGTGTGATTCGCCTGTTGGACTCGAAGTTCGCTCGGTATGGTGCGAGAAGCCGTTTGGCTGCGTCCTCCGTGGCAGAACTGAGCAGGATCATCTTTCGTTTCCCTGTAAGTACAAGATACATTATCGTCATCATTATGACGGTACTCTTGGCGAGTTCGCGTGACCAGGAAAGCACCTCGTACCATTCAGGATTGTTTATGAGCCTGTTGATTGCTCGTATGTGGAATTTGGCGAACGGTGCCTTGGCGTAATTCGGGAAGAAAAACCTCATCCATTCAGTAGGATGACTTTCCAGATACATGCGGTGCCTCTCAATCTCCGCTTCGGACATTGATTCATCGATCGGGGTCTCCTCGTACACCGACCGCTTGAGCGCTTCCCAAAATTTGAGTGCGTTTTTGTCAATCTGTTTCATTGTCAGAGAAGTGATTTGATGAATTTGTCAAAGACCCCGGCGAATGTCTTGGTCAGTTCCGCATCCACTGGGCGGAGCCATGTTATGAATCTGTTGGCCACACTGACGCAGTCATGGATTCCGATGTCGTTTTCAAGTTTGTTGATGGCATCTGTAAGCTTGCAGATGATGTCCGCCTCCTTGGCGTTGGCATAGCGTGGTCCGTCCTCAGCCTTCCTTTCGCTGATTGTCTTGTTGATTTCTGAAAGCTGTCGTTGGAGACTCTTTATCTGTTCCTCACGTGTCATCGTCATCGAGACTTTCAGCTCATCCCATTTGTCTGCTTTTGCCCACCGTATGATTGTCTGACGGGACACACCGGCCGCATCCGCAATTTCCTGCTGTGTCCTGTTCTCGTATATGTACATTGACTTCGCCCATTGGCGAGTGTTGTCTGACTTGCTGTTGGCCATATCCATGTTGTTTATCGCACACAAAATTGACCTAATAAAGGAAGTGGCGCAAATTCCAGTTTTATGATGCACGATAAAAATGGTATGATGCAACTTTCTGACGGTATGATAAATCCGAAATTTTCAAGGGTCGAAATAAGCATCCAATTTTGCGTGAAATAGCACTCGACAGAATGAAAAATGTATTTGATATAATAGCGAATCCGGACACGGAGGGATGCACCATCCTTTTGTATGGTGAGATCGGCGATTATGCCGATGTCCGTGCGGAGGATGTCATCTCGCAGATCATAGAGGCAGAAAAGACCTATCAGCGGATAGACATACGTATCAACTCCATCGGAGGGCAGGTCGGCACAGGCATCGCGATATTCAACGCCTTGAAAGACTCCAAGGCGGAAATCACCATCTATATTGATTGTCTGGCAGCTTCAACGGCATCAATCATCGCTGCCTGTGGAAGAAAAGTCAAGATGAGCAGGTATGCGAGAATCCTCATCCACAAGCCGACAGGCGGGGTATGGGGCAACGCTGATGAGATCAAGACCTACCAAGAGCAGCTGATAGAAATAGAGAATATAATCTGTGACATCTATTCCAAGAGGACAAAGATGTCCATTGATGAAATCCGCTCGACATATATGGACGGCAAGGATCATTGGCTTTCGGCTGATGACGCCGTCCGTCTCGGCTTTGCCGATGAGGTGTATGATGATCTGGCGATAAATGCGGAGGACATAGCCGGATTGCCATTGGAGCAAAGATGCGGCAAGTTTACGGACCTCTATGTGGGAACCTTTAATAATCAACATAAATCCAAAAGCAAAATGTTTGACAAGATCAAGAAGTTGCAGCCGTTCAGCGATTGCGCTGATGAGGCTGCCATCATGGCCAGACTGAGTGAGATCACCAGGAAGGCCGAGACCCATGATTCTATCAAGGCGGAGAACGATGCTTTGAAGGCAAAGGTGGCCGATTTCGAAAGCAAGGAGAGAGCGGCACAGGACGCTGCCATCAATGCTGAAGTTGATGCTGCCGTCAAGGATGGACGCATTGATGAGACCCAGAGGGAGAAGTATGTGAAGCTGCTCCATTCCTCCGAGGCGGAGTCCGCCCGTGCAATTCTTCAGTCGCAGAAGAAAAAGAGACTGGTAAAGGATATTCTTGAAGACGGCACTGTTGTCGAGAACGGCAGCTGGGCGAAGCGTCAGGAGGAAATCCGAAACAAGTACAACGGAAAGAACTAAAATTATCAAGTTATGGCAATCGTAGTAAAAAACACAAACTACAATGGTGAGGTTCTGGAGAGGATCCTTACCGTGGCGGCTACCGGCAATGAGATTGTCGGGAAGGGATTGATCCATGTCATCCCGGGTGTCGAGAAGAAAGTATCCATTCCTCGTCTTCATACAGGCAAGATGCTCCAGAAGCGTAAGGAGGATCCGAAAGTTGAAGACTCGAAAGGCAATTTCAATTACAGCGAAAAAGTCCTTGAGCCGCATGACTTCATGGCTTTCACAACCTTCAATCCACGCGCTTTCGAGAGTATCTGGCGCAAGTGGCAGCCTAAGGGGAACCTTGTGTTCTCCGAGCTTCCGGCGGAGGCCCAAAACGCACTTCTGGATGCCCTGTCAAAGCAGGTCCAGTTCGAGTTGGGCGACCATTATGTCAATGGTGAATATGGCGAGGGCGATGACAAGCTCTTTGACGGTATCCTTACCCAGGCAGCCAAGGATAGTGACTGTGTCATCGTCACAAGTGACGCGACCAAGATGACAGACCGTCTGAAGGCTGTCCGCAAGGCCATCCCGGTGTCCATCCGCAATAACCCATCCCTCAGAATCCTTATGAGCGTGAACGACTTCGACACGTATGACGATGAGCTTACTGCGCGTGAGGGAAAGAATACGGATGAGACAAAGGTCAACCGCAAGGCATACAAGGACATCAAGATCGAGACCCTGGCTGCATGGCCTGACGGCCTTATCGTGGCGACACTCTGCTCTCCTGACGCGATGACGACCAACCTTTATGCGGCGGTCAACCTTCAGGACGATGAATCAGTCATCCAGATCGACAAGGTCTCCAACATGTCTGAGCTCTACTTCTTCAAGATGCTCATGAAGGCTGACACCAACATCGCCTTCGGCGAGGAGTTCGTTGTCCTTGACAGCAGAGAAACGCCTGTGTTCAAGAAGACCGAGACCCAGAATACCGCGGCGGGCGGCAAGGACACAGGAGACGGGACAGTGTAATGCCCTGCCGTGGCAAGCGATAGATTTGACTGGACTTTGATATGGATTTCGAGATACTGAAGGATTTGCTCATGTTTTTGCTCCCTGGTGGCGCGATCGGGTCTGTCGTGACCTGGTTCGCCACCAGAAAGGAGCGGAAAGTTGATGTCCTGTCCAAGCTTCAGGAATCCATCGACCTCCTGACGAAGAAATACACGGAGGCCCTGGATGAAAATGTTCAGCTTAAGGCGGACAACGCCAAGTTGCTTGCGAACCAAAAGACACTCGAATTGAAGATTGACCACCTTACGGAAAAGGTGAGCCAGTTGACTCAACAATTAAACAGACAAGAGAATGAAAAATTACATCAGGGGGCTTACAGCCCTCCTCGTGGTCAGCGCGCTTCTGCCCGTGGCGTGCGGCACGCAAAAAAAGGCGGCAACGTACAGACAGGAGGACTCCAGTCTTCAGGAGGTTCTTCAGGTCCAAACGGAACAGGTCGCGAAGGCAGTAACGGACAGCGTTCAGTACAGGTTCCAGAGCCTGCAGCAGGAGATGACGGAATTGAGGGCGACATTCATCGAGCAGATTCCGATGAGTCAGGTGCAGGAGACGATACCGATGCAGAGCCTCCTTGACCTTCCAGAAGGCGCAAAGTATGGGACGGCCTACGGTCGTGCTTCGGTTGAAGCCTTGCGCCAAGGTGACAACATTGTGTTGACCGGAAGATGCGACAGCGTCGCCCGACAATGTACAAAGTATGAGAGACAGACATTTAGGCAGAAAAGCACCATTGATTCACTGAAAGCTGTCATTGACAAACTACATTCAAGGCTCTCTCAAATGGCGCTCGAATCGGAATCAAACGTCAACAGGTCGGTACTTGAAACACAACCGAAAGTCCCTCAGAGGAGAAGCGGCAAGTGGTTCCTCGCGGGAGTTGTTATAGGCACTGCCGGAGGAGTGGCCGCCCAATGGCTGTGGAAGCGTTTCAGCCTCGGGGCCATCATAAAAGGTTTATTCACAAAAATATTATAGCGATGGAAAAAGGATATGTACATGGAAGCAAGATGATCGTGTTCCTCGGAACCAAGCCCCTTGGGCATTGCACATCCTGCGAGATTCAGGACCAGGCGGAGACGAAGTCCCGTTCTTTGAAAGTCCTGCCGGATTACAACGATACTGAACAGACAGACGAGGACCTTAAGGCAGGAGCCGGTGAGGATACCTCGACGGACGGACTCTGGGATGAGAAGTCCGTGTCCAAACGTTCGGTGTCAATCTCTACCGACTGCCTCGTCTGCAAGGATGAGAAGGGAGCCACCTATGACGAGCTTCTTGAAGCGATGGACAGCGGCGAGCCTGTCAAGCTGAAATATGCCTATGCCGGAGAGGAAGCCAAGAAATACCGTGTCGGCTTGTTTGTCATCACCTCACTCCAGAGGAATGATCCTGCCGATGACGACTCGACTTATTCCGCGTCTTTCGAGAATACAGGAAGAGTCAGGACAAAGACTGTCAGCAACGTATAGTCATCAGAAATTCTGCCATCCGGGGACATTCCCCCGGACGGCTTTTAATCCAATCAAACATAAGTCATAATGAGCAAACCAAAGAATACGAGCAACGGGAATCTCGAAATCGAGGTGAACGGGAAGAGATATCCATATCGTGAGACAATGGGAGCCATGCTCTCGTTCAAGGAGGAGACCGGCCTTGACGCGCCTGTGGACACCGAGGATTCCGTCAAGTATATGTATCACGTGGTGAAGTCCAATTGCCGTAGGAACGGTGAGGAGTTCAAACTTTCATTCCAGGAATTCGCGGACGCGCTTGACGGTGAGGAGTTCATCCGCGTCACCGCAGCCCTTGCCGAAAGGGCAAATGAAAATAAGGATGGAGACGCTGAAAAAAACGCATAAAGCCCACCCCGATAGAAATTGTCCTAGGAGTCGCGGTCGGGAGGATGGGCCTATCCGTAAAGGAGTTCTCCGAACTGACTCCAACCGAGTTCAATGCCATCTATAAAGAATGGCAGTCGAAGCAGGAGGATAATGAGCGTGGGAGATGGGAGCGCTGCCGTTGGATTTGTTACTATGCCTTGAAGCCTTATGCCAAGAAGGGCCTGAAGCCTGAAGATGTCCTGAAATTCGGTTGGGATGGAACCATGAAGTCAGAAATGGCAAAGACAAAGATGACAAAGGAGGAGCTGGAAGCGGACAAAATGGAATTCGAGAAATTGATAGAGCTTTGGAAAGATGAATAAGAAGGTCACATACGAGATTGATTTCACTGGTCGTGATTCCGCATCCGGGGTCGCGTCGAAGATCGTCTCCGCAGTGGCCTCCGGGCAGAAAGCGGCTTCGGCGGCTATCCAGAGGGTTAATTCGGAATTGCAGACCCAGGCGAACATCGCCTCATCGATGGCGTCCAGGAACAAGGCTGTCCTTGATTCCGTCGCGAATGGTGCCGGCGGTGTCGCGGCAGGCATAAGAGCCGTGGCTAATGACGCCGCGGCATCTATTGAAAGGCTGTCCTCGCAATCATCCAACCTGTCTGAACTTCGTGCCGAATATGACCGGCTGAAACAGGCCAAGACAGAGGCGTACCTGTCCGGAGATGACAGAAAGGCATTCGACATCGATGGTCAGCTCCGGCAGATTGGCTTCCAGATCAACAAGATCAAGTCGGTAAATGCCGAGATTGAGGCTCAGAAGAAAGCTGCCGAGTCTTTGTCTTCAGCCTATACCCAGACATACAACCAAGTAAAGCAGTCGCTTACGGAAGGGGCAGAGGATGTCTCTGACTATATCCAACTGATAGAGAGCCAGAAGAAGGTGGTCGCTGACCTCACCTCGAAATATCAGCAGCTGAAAGCGGCCAAGGCTCCCACGTCCCAGACATCCGCATTGCTCAATGAACTCAACCAGGAAAAGGGGGCGCTTGCCGGCATGCGTGATGCGGTTGCCGGGTACAAGCAGTCCAATACTGGCATAAGAACCCAGATTATG